TGGTAGTGTTATAGGTGAGAGTGTTGCTGGACCTTATGGGGCTGCTGTAGGAGCTGAAATAGGTGAGGTGGCTAGGCAGGGTATAGCATCTTTAGTATATGGAGAAGATATAACATTCTGGGAATCATTAGGCAATTCATCTACAGAAGCGCTCCTTGGATTGATCGGTGGTCTTGGAGCCAAGGGAGAACTTAATGCAGCCAATAAACTTCTTAGCCTTAAACAGAGAAAGGTGTCTCCTGCTGCTGATCTTATGAAAAGAGAATTCTTTGACATAGACACTGATGAAACAAAACGCATCATAAAGCTTGGTAAGGATCTGCTTGACGTTGATGTTTTACCAGCCCAGGCTACAAAGAGTAGGAATCTCGCTGGCCAGATGAAGCTGTTAAGGAATTTGGATGCTACTGCTCCTATTATAGATGCGGCTGATAGGCTACAAAATGAGAAGGTTAATGCCAATCTACCGAGGCTTCTAAATAACTTATTCGGTGTTCCGTCAGCCCCATATAAGACTGGTTCTGATGTTCAGCTTGCCGCTCAGACAGCTATAAAAGGGCTTGAGAAGGAACGATCTAGGGCGGCCAAACCTTTCTATGATGTCGCCTTTTCTGAGAATCCAGATGTTGACGTAGCTCCGATAGTTGGTTTCTTGGATGAGAATTTAAAGACTCAGGGTGGCAACGTATTAGAGCAGTACAAGTCATTAAAGAAGCTATTCTTAAAGCCTGACTTACCCGATAAGGCTGCTGACGTGATGGAGACTAAACTGGTCAAGCTAGATGGAGTTAAGCAGGCTATAGATGCTGAAATAGAGACTATGGGTAGACAGGGGGTATCTGGTAAAATATCATACCCATGGAAGGTGGCAAGTGGGATGCTTGATGACCAGCTTAAATCATCAGGAGTTAAGAATAGTTATGGGGAAACAGCTTATCAAGTTGCTAATGATGTCTTCTCATTTCTATCCACTGGTGTTAAGGCGGCCACTGATAGCCCTCTAGGTAAGATAGCTAGAACAAAGCCAGATCAGTTGTCGAACATTTCAACATTGATGCTTTCCTCCAAAAATATTAATCCTAGCCTTATCACTAATTCAGCAGGAACAGGTATTCGAGATAGGGTGCTAAGCGTTGATGGTGGTAAAGAGATTTGGGATTCTGGAGTTAGGGATTATATAACCGGAATAATCGAGAATATACCAGAAGACACATTTACCGCTAACACGAATATAGCTAAAGCCATAAAGAATGGCCTAGTCGGAAAACCATCACAGAAAGCCAATTTAAAAGCTGCTATGGATGAAGGGCAGTTTGAAACAATGAATAATCTAATGGATGTACTGGGCAGGTTATCCATAACAGCATCTAAGGAATCTGAATCAATCACAGCATCTGCTGCCATGAAGGATCTGGAGAAGATGTATGAGTCTGAAGTGGCGAAGGTGCTGGCTGCCCCACTAAGAACTCCAGAACTGGCGGTCACTAATAAGGTGAATTCATGGAGAGTTGGTAAGGGTGCTGAGAAGGTGGCAGAGATAATAACCAACCCAACATCCAATGATCAGCTCCTAGCTCTTAAGAGGCTAGATCCAGAGTCTGACAGGTCTAAAATAGCATTAGGTATATTGGCCTTAATGAATGTTACAGCGTTGGAATATGGAAAGGGAGCCGCTGTTGAAGGTGCGTTTTCACCAGATGTGCCTATAACAATATCAAGATATGGTCAGGGAGAATAATAAATGACACGTTTAAAAATTGTACTAGTTCTAATCTTTTGCATAGCTAGCTTTAACATATGCTCAGCAGCAGACATCACATATTATCCGAAGTTCAGGGCCGATGATAGCAATGGACAGCCAATGGCATATGGCCAGGTGTATAGCTATGTTCAAGGAACTACAACACCAAAGGCTACATACATAGACTCCACTGGGGATGTAGCCAACACCAATCCTGTTGTACTAGACAATAAGGGTGAGGCTGATATATACACTATAGGCCCTACAAAACTAGTGTTAAAGAAGAAGGTGGGTAGTGTTTATGTGACACAGTGGGAAGAGACGGTGGAAGGGTCTGGTGCTATATTTGGCAATTACAAATACCCAGACTATGAGGCTCCCGATCAAGGGGCTGCGGACGCTACATACACCACGGTTAAGGATATTATAGATGGTTTGGCAGCCGATGAGGAGGCTGCAATATTCTTCCCCCATAACAGCGGAGGTGTTACTACGGCTTATACATTCATAACAGCAGAGACCATCCCATCTAACATAACTCTTGAGTTTGAGAATGGGGCTATGATAGATACTGCAAGTGGCGGGACATGTAGCTATACCCATTCCAGCCAAATTCAGGCCAATAAGTACCAGCAGATCCATGCTGATGGCTCCAATATACACTTTGTGCTATCAAACAACACCGTAGAGGTAGGATGGTGGGGCTCAACAGCAGCGGGGTTTCAGGCAGCAGCTGATAGTTTCCCTTTTTATGAGGGACATATGGCGAACAATATATCTTTGCCTCAGCTTGGAAATGTCGACACCGCAAACCTTGAAGGATGGGCCATGGACAGCGGAGTTACCTTTTTCCAAGATCGTTGGCAAATTATATCCGTCAGAGGCGAAGACAGGAGGGGTACAAGACTATATGGTGTTGCAGGCATTGAGAATCAGACCATGATAGCTCTTGGTGGATATATCAATGGAGGTAATAATGATGTCGGAAATTATAGAACTATTTCGGACTTTATGTTAAGAGGGTCTGATCTTGCCAGCGGTGGCATTGATGCCACCAGGACACAGCACACACTGTTTGAAAATCTTATCATTGATTCATTAGTTAATCCTTCAAGTTCTGTATCTGCATACGGTATACAGGTCACTAATGCCATATCATCCAAATGGGACAAAATACATATTGGACCTGGTGAAGGCCACGGCATCCACAGTTATGGCGGATCCGGAGCTATTTTTAATGCTAATGTTATTTCAAATTGTTCATTTGTCAACCTTACAGGTGACGGTATTCGTATAGATGGATCAACTGCTGGAAATGTATTTTTAGGGAACACATACGAAACTTGTTATAATGGTATCTATTTTGGCGGCTTTTCTACTGGCGGTGATTTGATTGATGGTGGGTATTTTGAAGACAATAAGAACTCGGATATATATGTTGGAGCAAAAACATATTCAAAAGGATTGGCAGTTAGGAATGCTTATTTTAACGGCTGGTCTGAAGATCAAAACGACGATTACACACCAGTTAAAGTTAAATTTTCAAGGGGTTTAGAAATAACAGGTTGTGTGTTAACTGCGGATACTTTTGCAAGAAAACCTCCTACTGGGTATTATTTTTTAGACGCCGATATCTCTGGTGGAATAGTTGAAAACAGTATTATAAGAATGGGTCTATGGAGAGACAATTTTGCCTACCCTTCAGGAGAAGGCCTTGCGGCTAATGACGTTTATAACATAAATACTAATTGGGTTGATTATAATAATAGCTTGATTGACCCTACCTTTGCCCCTTTTGTAGATTCTAACATTATTGCTGACCGCCTACCCTATGGCGGGTGGACTATAGGCACGGCAGGAGGCTCTACGATAGAAAGGGCAGGCGAAGACTATGCAGGCATGCCCACAGCTATGATGACTAGAGGTACGGGTCAATGTTTGCTAACTCGACAAATCCCATTGCCCGACAATATGCGAAACACCTTCATAACTGTTACGGTGCCTATCAAAGGTGTAGTGACACCATCAGGCAGTGGTAACTCTTTGTTTATTAATGGTTCTGGTGTGTCGTCAGTTGCAGGAGATTCTAACTTTAATAATAAATCCATTTGGGCGTGGAAATCAGCAACGTGTTATGTGGACTACACAACCGATGAGCTAACAGTATCTATTACATTAGCTGCAGATGGGTCTCAGGTAGTAGTGGGTCAACCTTGTGTTTTCCAAGGAGCAACGCCGTTTTATGATAATTCCGGTGACCAGGATTGGTTTTATAGCGCAGCACCAACAGATGGCACGTGGACTGTAGCTGATAGGATTATAGATATTTCCCCAACTTCAGGGCAGCCTGTAGGATGGATATGCACAACCTCGGGCACATTTGGTGCCGCCACCGACAATACTGGAGACACGACAAGTGGCAGCGATACCATTGACGGCATGGCAGATAATTCAGATTTTTATGTAGGAGAGTATGTAACTGTAAGTGCTGGGTTTCCTGGACTTCCCAGAATATTGGCTAAATCTGGTACTACGGTTATAGTTTTAAATGCTGATGCATCGGGTACAAATGCAAATGTAACAGTATCAACTAGCAACCCAACATTTATATCTTATGGTGATCTTAATTGACAATGTATGCTGGTTAGGATTGGAAAGGATGGTGAATCATGGTGAATTTGATCTTGAAATTATTGATTTGTATAGCTCTGGCCTGTCTGCTTAGTGCTTGCGGGTCTACTGGTAGCCAAAGAGCGGTTAAGGTCGTGGTAGAAGTAGGGGCGAATTGTGAGCACCTGGAGGATGAGGAATGGCGGGACTGCATGGTGGAGGAGGCTATTAGACTTGGGGAGAAGAAACTTGAAGAAGCTAGCGATTAGCCTTATGTGTGCCATGCTCCTAGTTGGGTGTGGCACCATTAAGACAACAATAGAACAGCCGGATGGTAGTGTCTATGCCATCACCTCTAAGAAGGACTCGATTGTTACCATACATACTGCCGATAATGTCGATATAGAGGTTAACAATCAGGGACAGCAGAGTGCCTTTGAGTGGTTTATGGTGCATTTATTGAGTAATACAGACATACAGGTAGGAGATGACGATGATGAAATATAGAGGTGGGTATAAATACCAACTAGCAGAGGCATACGTAATAGACACAGACATAACACCTCCATACGACATCAGCACAGAGTATATCGACTTGTATGCTGACGGCAGGTTGGTTATTAGGAATGGGTATGCATGGGATGGGCCTAGTGGTCCAACGGTGGACACACCCAATTTCATGACCCCTTCGTTGGTGCATGATGCCTTCTATCAGTTAATGAGACAAGGACTCCTGTCTAGGATATGGAGACATTTTGTTGACAGGCTGCTGATAAAGATGTGTAAGAAAAGGGATATGTGTGGAGCTAGGAGATGGTGGGTTAATCTAGGAGTGAAATGGCTTGCTGGCTTTGCAGCTAAAGAGGAGAATGCTAAGGAGGTTATAGAGGTGGAATGATGTAAAAAAAAGGGGAGAGAGGGACTATTGCTAATCCTTCTCTCCCCTGCCCGATCCCCGCTACTTGTGAAAAGGAGGAACACGCTTCGCAAGGGTGGGATAATGTCAACACACATATACTACCACACTTTTTCTTTCTAGTCAAGCACTTTATCTAACCAGCCATCTATTTCTTCTTGAAGCTTCTCCTTGAACGATAACTCCTTCCACCTAAAGGTGTCGTTATACCTGCCAGCAGCCCCCTCTTTCTTATCTTGGGCCATACCGAAAGATAACATATCAGCCGGTCTTCGCTCCCGCTCTCCTGCCGCTTGACGTGCAGCGGCCAGTCTATACATTGCGTACTCATCGGTCACTGGCATCAGCTCACCTGGGTTAGTTAGACCAAATAGGCCACCTAGAACAGGGACTGCAGCACCTAACACTATACCTCTCCTTTAAGCCGCACATTAATACTAGGCAACCTAGCAAGTATATCCTCATACATACTCTTTATATTGGCTGTCTCCTTCTCAAGCCTCGCTTCCATTTTATCCCGATACTGGTCCTTAATTCCCATCAGCTTTTCGTCATGCGCCTTCTCCACAGCCAACACCTTCTTCTCATACTCAATGTTAAGCTTCTCTTCCTTCATCTTCACCATGTGCTTGATGTCTTCCAGGTCCAGCTTCTTCTGTAGCTTCATCTCTTCACACTGCTGCTTAAGCTTCATCTTGTCATTGGTTAATGCAGTGATTTCCTTCTTAAGCTCTTCCACGTGATCCTTGTATCCATTCACCATCTTCTTATTCATGAACATGTTAGTCCTCCTCGGTTAAAGGTTAGTCGCATCCTGCTCCTCACATTTCTTACACAATCCTCTCTGATTCAACTCCTGTGGATGCACCTTTGGCTTCTTCCATGCTCCATACTTATAGCCCCATTGGTTTTCTAGGTTGTCTGGATGTAAACACTTGTCTATATTCATGCTATTATCCTTTGCATCCTCGAAGTGTGTGCATTTAATACATGCCACTCTATCTGTGAAATCTATCACTTTAGCTGCCATACGCCCTCCTTTATAAGCCTGTCTTTGAATGCTTGATATATGTCTTCAATAGCCACCTCCGTTGGCCCAGTGTGCGAGCCCGATGGATCATGAATTAATACATCGCAATCACTAAAGTAGTCGAAAAATTCTTCAGGTCCATACTCTCCTATTGTCATAGCCCCTCCTTTATAAACCTGTCCTTAACAGGCTGTCCCATTAGTTTGTAATTAGTGCATGGACCTTGGTGTGTCTGCCAGCAACTATAGCACATTGTCTCACCGCAGCCCACACACTTCCCCATCTCCAGCAACTGAGGCTCCATCTTAGGCACCTCCACCTTATACCTGAAACATTTAGGGCATGTCTGTGTCACTCTTCATAGCCTCATCATTAAGCTTGTTAAGCATTTCTGCCAAATCACCAATAAACTTGAAGCTGTCTGTTTCATCATATGCCCACCTCTCACTCTCCAGTACAGGAAAGAAGTCCATCCCATTACTAACCAGCCTCACTGTAAGCTCTTGATATTCGCTGTCGCTCCCCTGGTCACAATCAGGCTCCTGCACCAGCTTAAACTCAATATCACTTATTGTTACACCCTTGCCTAGTTTCATTTCCATTTCTCCTTATTCTTATTTATATAAGCTTGCCTCTCCTTCACCCTGCTCTTCCTACAAGAGACTTGTAGTCCATCTGGCCTTGTCCTATTAACGCCAAACTCATCTACTGGGTGGTACCTCTGACAGTTGGTACACCATTTGCCATGCTTAGCAGAGGGGTCGTCGGACGTTGGTATTACATACCGCCTTTCCTCCTTCATATTAGTCCTCCAGTTCTATAGTGATTTTCACCTTCTTAGGGGTTGCGAAACTGAAGTGTTTCTTTAGCCTAAATACGGGGAACGGACCAGCAACCAATTCTTCATCAAGCACATTACCCCATCCAATCACATCACCAGGAGTAGCGCAGGTACGACTAACCCATCCATTAATCACCTTCTTCTTCATAACTTCTCCTTTATGTTTGGTTAATTTTAATGGCTACATACCTCGACTTTAACGGGGTCTATACATAGCTATGTCATCTTTTAGAATCCTATGTTATAGCCATCTCCTTTTTAGTTAGGCTGTCTAAGAAACCAGAATGTCTTCAATCATTATAAGATCATCAACATCAATAGATATACCAAGCTTGGAGAGACTATCAACAAACGCTGGTGCATTCTTGTTAATACCTGCAAGATTTGCACCATCTACGAATAGGTAATAACATACTTCTCCTGAGTAGTATGACCCAGCAGCGCCGTATATGAAATTAGCTTTCTCTAGGCAATAATCAGGGTCGTCTTCCCAGTCTCCACGATCAAAAATGTTATTCTCTATAAACTTGTCAACAATCTCATCATTAACTTTAACACCTATACCACAAACTCCGCTATAATCTATGCCCATAATATGTTCTCCTTTATGCCTTAATTGATGTTGCCTTCTGAAACTCACCCATATACAGCTCCTTTGTATATCTTGGTGACTTCAACCATTCTTCCCTTGTGGTTAGGTCGAATATCAGGAATCCAAAATGCACTACACCTGAGCATTGCCTACTACCATACTTACTGCCTAGTCCCTGTAGGGAAGGGCATGTAAAAGCATGGAATGTTGGCTGTTCAGAATGAGAGAAGTGGTGGACATGCCCCCTTAGGAAGACATCTGCCATTGGCTGGGCTTCGTCCTCATGGTGATGAATGACATTCCACAGCCATTCCTTCTGTGCTGCTGTTCCCTTACCATGTGGTATTGATGTTCCTCCCACCTTATGCTTCAGGTCAAATGTTACATCACCATCTGGTAGCTCAACACTAATCCAGCTCTGATCTTCTATGGACACTGCTCCTATTTTCTCAGCCAGGATGTCCTCATAATCTGTCTTGTCACCAGTGTGGTAGGGTGTTCCTCTCACCATGAATGTCTTCTCTGCTTCTATAGGCTTAATGCATTCAGCAGCCATCTCCACCTGATCCTGTGGGTCTACAGATATAAGCTCAGAAGCACCGCTCCTATACCCTGGTCCATCAATGTTATCTCCCAGATTAAAGAGGATGTCAATGGGTTTATATTTCTCCATTGTTTCCTTGAACCACTTCCATTGCACAGCCCTCATGTCTGCCCAGGGGTTGCGGCCTATGAAGCCGTTATATTCTGGGGGTGTAAGCCCTGCACGATGCCCACAATGTGTGTCCGTCATCACCATCACTCTTTTCATGCCACCCTCCTCATCTCTTGGTTGGTCCATGCTTTCTTCAGCATCCTCCACCTGGCTTTGGGTTGGTTGACTAGCATGGAGGGATTTGAAGCTGGCCTTGTCAATTGCACATACCTATCGCCATATATCCGCATCATCTCTCCAATGGTGTGTGGTGCTCCTTTAACAGCATTTAAAAACTTAACACGTTTACCTCTCATAATTCCTCCTTTGGAACATTAAAATAACTCCTATACACCCTAACCACCTCCTCAAAATCCTCTATGGATAGTGTTGTCAGCTTAGAAGGAGCATCAACAAATATCTTCCCCTCCCTACACAGCTTAAACAACACCTCTTCCCTTTCAAAGCTGTCCTTCTCTTCATCGTAATACTCCGAGCCATCCTTAACTAATATCACCATATTATCTGTTGGTAAGTCAGTTTCAATTTTCATATTCCTGCTCCTTTATTTCTATTTCAAGACAATATTTGCTATACTTGCAACTAAGACTAATGTCCAGAAACTCCACCAGAGAAAAGAACATGTCGGTTATACATTCCAGTTCACCCTTATTATCCATCTCATGTTCAGGCAGGTTGAAAACTTCCCTTACAATTCTACCACTACCAGGCTCATCAGAATGGTTCCACTCAGTAAACTTGCTAACCTCAAACCCATTGTCACATTGCCTAACCATGACAACATTCTCTGGGTCATAAATTTCAAGCTTAAGCCTTTCTATTTCAGACATTACATCTCCCTTATCTGCATCTGCCCTTTCTTAAAAGGCTCATCTTCTGGCCCATCGCCACCTCCAACAACAAGCTCCTTCCATAACACCATGCTATCTGGTAGCTGTGTCAGTATAAATGGAATGTTCTTCTCCTCAAAATGCTCACACCATGTAGCCACAATCTTTAGGTTGTCAACTGATCGTGAGCATGTAAGGAAGTTGAACAATGTCTTTCCCTCTAGTTGTTCTGGTAGATGTTCATGTTCATTCATCTTTAGCCTCCCACTCAGAATATACATCTGGTTCGCTTAGGCATTCCACAGCTCCAGTATAGACATTGCATCGGACACAACACCACTTACATGTCTCACAACATTTTTCTACAGGCTCAACCACTCTATCCTTCAGCATCCCCTCAAGCAATATCAGGTAATTAACACTGTCTCCAATCTTCTCATCTATCAGGTCACTGGTCAGCTTTTCAGGATCAGAATCGGCCCAATCTATCAAGTCGAACACTGACACAATGTGCTTCATCCACATGCCCTTTAGTGCCTTTTCTGGGGAGCAGTCGGATATGCGTCCTGCCACATTGAAGTTATGAAACCTGTCCTCACCAGCAGCATACTCCTTCTCTTTGCTAGCAAGGACACTAACAATCTTCTCACATCGCTCTTTCACTAAATCGTTGAAGTTCATACAGCCTCCTTATCATTGCCTTTTCCATGGCATTCACCACCTAATTCATGATTTATAAATAATCTCCAGCAAGCTTTACATTGTCCATCTACAACATCACAAGTTTTAGAGGCCCAATCTTTATTGGGACACCCATGCTCTTGGCTCTTATATGTTGCCCACATCCTAAAGAAAAGCCCCCTGTAATCCCAATCCTTCTCTTCCATCTCTCTACCCTCCTTAGAAATTGTCGCCCATACAGGCTCCTAAAAATCGGTTGGTTTACCTATCTCTACTGGCTCTCTGTTATCCATTGTATCTGCATCCTTAACATCATCAAGCAGGAGTAGGCCATTAAGGGCATATTTCCTTGAATAGCTTGAACATGATCCTGTTAGTTGAGCTAGGTCCATCCCCTTTTTTTCTACATCCTCTCTTGCAAAGCCATTTGCAAACCACACCTTATCACCATCCACTAGTGTTGCAGTGGACTTGATGTAATAACGCTCCCCTATACAGACAAGATCATCTGTCAGTGTAAGGGTGGCTTCTCCCAGCAATGGCTTCACCTCTGCCAGTATGTCCTCACAGCTCCTGTAGTCGTAATTACCGAATGTGTTTCTCTGATTCTTTGGAACACTGATCTTCTGCTGTATCTCGTTTAGCTTATTCATATCTCGCCTCCTCCTGAATTATTATCTCATCTTCTGTTGTTATAACAGTTCCATAGCTAATGCTAATCTCTGGCCTGTCTTCCATGCTGTCCATCCTCTGGTCTAGCTCTGTCATGCATTCTGCTAGATCTGATATGGACACAAAGCTCTCTTGTATGTTTTTTTTATTAACTGCAATATCCCACGCATTCCATCCAATAAAAAGAACCATTATTACAATTGAAAAATCTCTCATTTCTTCCTCCTTTATGTTTTAAAACATTGTACATCACATGCCATATTTTTGCAACAACTATTTTATTTTTTCCATTTGGCATTGAATATTAAATGCTTTTACATAGACCTCTGAATGTCCACATCTGCTACACTTCTTTGTCTCTTTTTTGCATACCGACCTACCGTACCTGCCATCTGGCCTTCTTTTAGTCATTGAAACATATTTTATATCAGTGTCAAAATTGTGGCTCATTTCTTCCTCCTTTCCTTGGCTATAGCCTTCTCCCTATCAGTTTTAAGCTTATGACATGGCTCCTTACATAACACCTGGAAGCCATCAGCCTCTACAAAACATCTCTCAATCCACGAATTCCAATCAATGAAGCCCTTGTATGGGTTGACAATTGGCTCTATATGATCCACTGCCATCTCCTTCTGCACGAACAACCCACCACACATTGCACATCTATACAGCTTACACTTCCTACCTGTCTTTGGATTGATGCCATCCTTAACATATGCATCCTTCAACACCTGATATTTGACAGGCCATCTAGCCTTTCTAAGGGCAGAGATGATGAAGCTTTTCTTCTTTGCTGCTGTCCATTGCCCACCGTTAAACGGCCCCTCTACACGCCTGCCCATACACTGCCCTCCTCATAGCAATCCTCACATAAAAACCTAAGCCCTTCACCCTTTGGATTATTGCATTCATCCCTGGAGCAGGTTCCATATTTCTCCCTCAGAATGTCCTGTTTTCTTTCATACGCCTCATCGTCCAGCTTTTTCTTTGCTCTCCATTTTCTATGCTTTTCTAAACACTTCTCGTCATCACACACATGATCAGTGTGGTCTTCTAATAATATCTCATGCTTCTTTTTGCACCACTTGCAGGTGATGATGAATGTTTCACTGGCACCATTCTCAACACCATTCTTGAACCATCGGAATGTACTCTCTGGAATGCGCCTACCTGCCAACTCAGACAAATATTCCGCACAGTCCCTATCAGTTCCACATTCATCCTTAATCTTGCATACTAATTCAAGCCTACTTGAACATCCACATTTCTCTACAAGTTTAGACCACTTAACACGCTCTCTAGCCATATGTGTTCCCAATCCCTGCAAGGGGAGAGAAGGAGCGGGGTTTCTCCTTCCCTCCAGTTCTGCTATGTCATTAAGAGAATCTGGAATCACCAGAATAGGGCCTCCTTTTACATGCTACATCTGATTAGGATGCTACATAAATTGTCGCAAGGCTTATGCCCTGCTCCGGCTCCCAAAGGGACAGGCCGGTTATTCATATTAATATACACACACCTTAATAGAACCGTCATCATTCATTTTGAAATGTTTCTTTAATACATCTGGGCCATCACTTATAAAACCGGTTGGAGTGCCAGCGCACCTTTGCCTAGAGCCTGAATAAGGATACTCTAATGTTATAAGTGTAGATCTGTCAACCTTATTCCCAGATTTCACCTCTCCTATTTCTAGCTGTAGATATTCTCCCACTTTAATACCTGTAGGCTTTCCATTAACCACATACTCGTAATTGTCGAGGGTGTCCCTCTCCTTGTCATTGTCGGCTTCCCTTTTGTCCTTCTCAAGCTTCTCCTGTTCAAGCTCACGCCTTATGTCTCCTATCTTAGTGAGGACATCCCTGGCAAGCGCTTCACTCTTTGCATCATTCACTTTGCGAAGCAAAGGACCTTCGATAGTGCCTTCACACCACTCGCTATACCCTATTCCTTTGCAAGCATTCCCTATAGGGCAGCCATCGCAATCATCTTCGAAATACTCCTCGCAACATGGGCAATCCTTTGGGCCTCCATCCACCTTCCCATCATACACAACACCCACCCACTTCTTCTCAGCTTCCTTAAGCAGCATAATGTCTTTATCCAGCTTGCTTTCTGCCAGCTCAAGCACGAAATATGGGAACACATAGTTATCAAACCCCAAGCCGCAATCTTCAAGCACGATGCCCTTTCTACCATCCCCATACAAAGCATCGAACACCACCTCTTGACCGACAGACTCATCCATCGCACTTCCCCAAAAGGTGTTCCACCCATTCTCATGTTTCTCTGCCTTCCTAACCACCCTAAGCTTTGTTCCCTCAACAACACCATTATCCGTCAACCACTTAGCCTGCCTCTCTACATATGTCATTTCTTGCTCCTTTGCCTCTGTTTTGACATCATCGGTTATTGGTGTTAGATGTTTCTCACGTATGTAGAAGAAGCCTTCACCACCAACTCCATGCATTCCATCATCCTCAAGCTCAACAATAACACCAACACCGTCAGGGTATGTCTCGTAATATTCATCCTCATCAATGTCTCCATCCTCTCCGAAGCAAGATGTAGAAACAGCCACCTTCATACCCTCTTCTAGTAGGGGAAGGAGACATTCTACTTTAAGAGAATATCCACTATGCGTATCTACCCACCGACTATTACTCTGAACGCTACTAACCACTACCACCATACCAGGAAAGGCTTGGTAAAAATTGTCGATTCCGATAGCATAATATGGGGTACTATAGCTCTTTACAACTTCCTCATCAATCCTATATCTCTTTCCAACTTCTATTTCCATTGTTCTTCTCCTTTATATTTTATTTGTATGTGTTGGCTGTGGCAGCGGCCCTACGCCTCCACATGACCACTAGTCCAGACTAGCGCACAGCCGTACAGGATTTGACCAGGCTGGCTCCTGTGGGCCTTTATAGCCCTTCGCTAGAAGGGAATAGTGTCATCTTTAGCTAGCTCTTCAATCTCCCTTGGGTCTAACGCAGGTGGCGTGTAGCTCGGATCGTCTATGAACGGATACAGATCCACTGGGGGATATTTCGCACTGCCCTTCTTATTGTTCTCAAGCAGCCATTCCTGCACCTTCACCTTCTTGCTGTCAGGCTGTGTGCTAATCTCTGCAAACCTGTTCCCTTCCTTGTCAACACCCTTTGGGAAGAACACCCATGCATCCCTACCATCCTCATCAACCATGCCCTCGAATGTAAGAGCAAAGCTTCTGTCTGCATCGTATGGGGTGCCATCCTGTTTCCTTGCCAAGTCCTTGTAGTTTAATATGTAGCTATTATTTGCCATATTATTTCTCCTCCTGTTGTGTTCTTACCCACTTTTTAATAACAACCTCTTTAAGTTCCACCTCATGGCATTCCACCTCATTGTCATATTCCCAAGGGGGCTCATCCTGCATCTCAGTGGCGCCACACGAGTAGCATGTCTCGTAATGCTTTCCATCAGTGTCCTTAAAAACAATCCAATGATGCTCAGACCACCTACTTGTGTCAAAAATGTCATCTTCTATAACATCACAAGGTAAATCCAATTCTTCTACCAGATAATCTTTACTAAACTTCTTCATATTATTTCTCCTTCTTTACATTCTGTAGTGTTATTGATCCGTCGTAGTCTTCAAAACAAACCATATCCCAATATGTAGAATGATAGCCTAATTCCTGATAATCATCCTCGTCAAATATAACTACTCCAACCTTCGGCTCTGTAAACAATACCACCTTACCTTTAAGAGATCTCATAATCTTTGGGAACCTGACTCCGTCTGCCTTAACCACACCATCCTTTATTGCCTCAATCATTCTTCCTTTCCTTTCCTTGGGGGCCTATTACCAGGCCGTTTAATTGACTCATTCTTACCATTCCTATAAGGGAAGAGGGGGCATTTAGAAGCTGAGCATCCATCTATTAGTCTTGTCTGGAATCCCATGCACTCCTTGCACTGCCACCTAATTGCCTTCATAGGTGTTAGCTCCACCCATTCCTCTTTCCCTTCACTAGTTCTAATCTTGTGGTCGATTGCCATAGGTTAAGCCCTCTTGTTCCACTTCTCAATAACTCCTTCTTTTGATTTTGGATGCCCAACTGAACACCCACAGGCTCCATTCAAAGCGGAACAACCTACATTAAACCCGCCAAAACTACTATCATCATACCAATCTTTAGCAGTATACACCTTAACATCCTTGCCACATAATGGGCATGGCTTTAACACCGGCTTCTCACCTATAAAGCCCTCATCAATAAGCCACTGCCAGAATGGCCCGCCCTCAAACCCCTCATCAATGAGCTGTTCCACATAAATCTGCTCCTCATCATCTTCCACAATGTTCTCTATGAGGCTTGTAATGGCCCTGCAAAACACCTCCCCTCTGTCACTTGTAGCCTGGAGGAACGCCTCTATGTTCATGTCCTTTAGTGCCACCCATTCTTTCTTCTGTACAAGCCTAACTGCTGATGTGGAGAAGTAACGCCCATCTCCTGAGTCATCATTCAGGGCAACCCTTCCACCAGGGAACACAGAATTCGGCTTCTCTATCCCATCAACCTTCCTAATTAATGATGATGCATACAAACGTCTAATAGCATCTGGAGAAATACAGTAAGCACCATCTAAATCCACAATCTCCACAACATCGCCCTTCTTAAACTTACACATCACTTCCTCCTTCAATATCCATATTCCATCATCTTCACAATCAACATTATCACCATAAACAGGGGTGTTTCCACATGGCGCTCCATTGTTGCCATCTAAATCGCACCCAATGCAACCAGTGCAGCCCCTTTGTGAAGTATACACCTTCCCACCAATCGTAAGCTCTCTAGTATCTCCCATATTGCCTCCTTGTTTTTTTATATATACATTTATAACATATCTGCACAATCAATGCAATGTTTTTTTCCATTAATTGTACGCATAACACTTTTATTTTCACCGCACACCACACAGCCATCAATTTGTTTCGGTTTAGGGGAAGGGGCTTGGTTCAAATAGCCCTCAAACTTTGTGCCGAACAATGTTTCTGGCCTCAAAAACTTCTCCCATTCTGTACCTGTCCATTCCTCCACCTTATAATCAATGGCCCGTATGAAATGTTCCACCTCAAATCCCTCTTGCATCCTTGCCACTATACAGCTAATGGTTTTAGCTCCCTCTGGCTTGTAGCTCTTCCCCCCTTTCTTGTTTAAATGTTCAATTATTGTCTTGATGTCCTCCATCTGTTTCTTTGTGGCTGGCTCCCCTTTCTTCTTAAAGGGATTGAACACTCTGTAATGCAACATCTTCACCACTGTTCCATTGCTGGTGGATTTCACACCAATCATCTTCCATTTAACCAGCCTCTCCAAAACGCCCCTACATTCCCCCCTGGTCATACCCATGTAGTCATTGCATGATATTAAAGCCTCTCCCTTCTCCAATTCTAGCACTGAGAACTTGTTGTCTGTCTTAATGCTTAGTGCTATATGGGAGAGAAGGGAAAAGGCCAGTGGGTCCTTTAAAAGCTCAGTTGTATCGGCACTTCTAACAAGTTCTATCATGCCTCCTCCTTTCCATTTCGGGTGTGATGTCAATCATAAACTGCAAGCCCTGCACATACTAGGTCTTATAAATAATGACAATTGTAAATCTGCACCTCTTGGAATCCTGCCATTATCAAATTCTATCTTAAGATCTTTTAAGGCATGAGGCCAATTAGTAAACTTGCCAGGGCTTAATAATGTTTTCCCAATCTTTTCTTCAAGATCTATTAACTTCTGAAAGTGTATTGGGTTATCCTTCCATAGGTTCCACCACTCACCTATACGCTGATAAAAACACATTGCACAATCTGTGCGTCTTGGGATTTCGATACCCTTTTTTTGTAAATACATATGCACATCGAAAATCTCCCATTCCCATTCTTGCATAGGGAATACCTGTTCTATATTCTCATCAAACAACTTAGCGCCTGATCTGGTTGGTTCATCTGCCCTGAGTCCAACATATATTTTTGCTGGCAGGTTAGATTGATAAAATCTCTGTGCGACCTCTATTTTTAGGACCCTAGTGCACCACCTAGCCCTCCAATTTGGGAGCATCTGAAAATGGTCTATCAGATCATATATTGTAGGATATTCTGGGTCCACTAACCTAATCAACTTTTGGCCCAAGATCCTTTCGAGATTGTCCCAATGTTCAAACATCTCTGGCAGCTCATCCCCTGTAGGAGTACACATATAGATATACTCTTGGTCAGGGTTTAACTCTCTAAGCCTTATGGCCATAGCGGTTGAATCTTTACCTCCAGACAGGGCGACTATATGGTTTATCTTCTCCATTCTTCTCTCCTTATTGGTTAGGGGTTAAGATCAACGGCCTTTAGGCAACATGTTTCACCGTCCCACTCTAGCTTCATAGGGGTGAGATGCCGTTTGGCATCATCTTTTTCTATCCTGGCCCTTATACTTCTTGCCTCTTTTCTCACTCCATAATTCATAAGCCAAGAATTCCGACCTTCATGTGTGGCTGGTAGCTGTTCAATTAAGCCCTCTGCCCAATCAACTCTAGTCGATCCGCTTTGTAGCTCTCCTTTGCTGAGTTGTATAATCTTCTCCATATCTCTATTCTCCTTCCTGGTTAGTCTTCTATTTTGAATTCTTCATTATACGGTATAAAAGTGCCTACCATATTCCATTCGTTATGCCCAGGCCCTTCCCATGACTCTTGCCGTATCCACCCGCCAGGGACCCTTTCAAAAGTGACGTTATATCCTACATCTACCTTGTCAAATAAATCCATTTTATATATCGCTTCTTTCTTCTCCATATCTCCTCCTCCTGGTTAGGGGGGTTTGGTTTTCCCTGATCTTTTCTAATTCGGAACCTATTTTTAAAAGTGCAAAAAGTATTAGACTTAAAGTGCAATTTATTAATACTCCAATTACTTCCATTCTTCTCCCCTTATTCCTCAGGTTGAAATTCTTCGCCACATCCGCAGTATATCAGCCCTGTCTCCGGGTCTGCTTCGTGGGAACCATACGGCATTTCACACTCATCACAGTAGCATATAAAGCCTCCACCCCAGTACTCTTTGGGCGTGGACTTTGTGCGCTCTATGCCGCTAAGCTTGGTCATCTGCTGGCTCCAGTAGTGCTATCTTCCTCTTTTGCCACCTCTCCATGTCGGCATGGAATTGAACAAGGCTTTTGGGGCCATTATATCCACCATAGTCGCTTGCTTGGGGCATCTCCTCAACAACCTCATTAATTATTACTTGGGCCTTTTTCAGGGCTGCATCAAGGAAAACTTTAAGGTCTTCGGCTGATCTTATCACTGCTTTTAGTTCTGCCATCCAATAATGCCTCCATCAAATAAGGTTTATACTGCCTCAATAGCCTGGGCTCATAATAAAGCCAATCCATTTTCTTAATCTTATTCGCCTCCTGTTAGGATTGCGTCTATTAATAGGGATAATGTAGGGGCATATTCTGCAAGGTCTATAGGGTGAGGGCGTCCAGGGTCAAATCTAAGATTACAACACCCATCATCTTTTATAATATACCAACCGGCATCAAGGTGTTTTTCCAGCCTCTTAAGCCCCTCCTCTATGTTGTGGATCTTGGCTTTAAGCTTTGCGTTTTCCTGCTCAAGTTCATCCATTTTGTCTTTAAGCTGCCTGAACATATCGTTGATTTCTTCCGGCGTTGATCGTCTTAGAAACTCAGTTTCTACAAGCTTTTGTATGTTCTTCATTATTTGTCTACCTCCCATTGATTTATGAATTCACGTTCCACCATCCACCAGTTAGGTACATATTTACGCCCCTGGGCTTTACACCCTATCTGCTGATGGTTGCCCCAACATACTCTGTAGGCCCAGTAACAGGTTATGCACTCAGGTTTCATCTGTCTGCTCTCCTTTATACTCTAAATATTTCATATGTGGACAATCAGCCACAGAATGATCCTCTCCACCGCCCATGCCTCTTGTGCATCCACAGAACATGCATTCAAAATTAGACCCAGCATAAGTCTGATACATGGGATATCTGAACCAATTTTCGCATATAGATTCTAGGTTTTCTAGCTGGGCTTTGAGCTTTGCGTTTTCCTGCTCAAGCAGCTCATAATCATCATATCTCTCCACCATCTTTCTCCTCCTTTACGGGCCAGTGATATGCACAGCCCTCATCATCTGGTGCCATCCTAAACGAGCTGTACACCTGCCTTGTGTGTGGTTTTGCCAGCCATCTATTGCATGTATGCCGCAAGGTGCACCCACCATTGTCACATTTGCTGCAATCTGCTGGTATTCTAACAGTCGTTCGCTTTTCAAGCTCCTGTTCAGCATCAGTCATGATGCGATTTCCTCCATTGTCATTAAACCACCGTCAATTGATAAATTCACCTGAAACAGGCCAGTCTCTTTACCCTTGGTTGCGTCCAGTAATATTCTTTCTTCTAATGTAGCCTCATCAATCTTCTTGCTCAGCTTCCACACATTAGTGGCGCAGTCTTCTATGTCCCTGCTTTCCTTTAGCTCATCATCTGCATTGAGCTGAGACATACAAAAAATGTGTGTATCAAAATCCTTTGCCATGAAATTAAGCTCGTCTGCAATGGCTCCATACCTGAGATGTTTTGACCCGTATTGCTTCTTTGTATTCAATAGCTGCAAGTAATCAATGCCGACTCCTAGAATGTTATGCTCCTGACTGATAGCTTCACAATGTTGATAGATGTTTTCTATATATCGAAACTTACTATCATCATATATTAAAAGACCGCTTCTTGTCATTTCCTCTACACATTGGCCTAGTTTCTGCCAGTCCTTGTCAAGGGTGATGCGTCCTGTCCTAATTTTATTAAGCTGTATACCTGCCATTCTTGCAAAGCATCTGTGTATTAGAGCATTGCAATTTGATTCAAGAGAGAAGAACAAAAACACACCATCATTGTTTCTTGCAATATAATCAGCAACTTGCAAGCCGAATATAGTTTTACCTGTGTGCCTTTTAGCCCCTATATATGTTGTTTCCTTTGGAGCTTGACCAAAGCACACTCTATCAATGCCACTGAAGCCAGTCAACACCCCTACATATGGGTTGTCATCCTCTGCTTTCCTTTCAATCTCCCTGTATGCTCCTAATATCTTGGCATTGTTATCCTGCATGTCAATGTCTGGCACATAACCTTGCATTTCCTGCCTAAGGGAAGCCGCAATCTCTAGTGGATTGTCTGCCCTCTGTATTCTGGTAAGAGCTTTCTTCAAATCGGACTCAAGAGTCCTGAGCTGATATGTGCTGTTTATAACATCAATGTGTGCTTGGTATCCTGCCGATGTATATGTATGCTCTGAAGCTGAACACATATAATTGATGTACTCAGCCCTATTGATTTTCTTTAGCTCCTCATTAACTGTAATGTAGTCAATTGTTTCTCCTTCAACATTTAATATAGCCTGGTACACACTCTTAGGCCGATCAAAGAAGAAGGAAGAGGGGTCTAGCTGGTGTTTAACGTTAGATAATATTTCCGGTCTAATCATTATGGCACCGACTAGCCTGTCCTCTGCGTCCTCGTTGTGTTGATTGATCGCTTCTAGTGAAGCTCCTGTCATGCCTCCTCCCTTTCCTTTGCTGCTTTGAGGTCTTTTTCCCATCTTTGCATATCACGCCAATAACCATCCTGGCTTTCTGGATCTCTATCACCATAATAGCTTTCAGTCGTTGGCATATCTCTCATTACATCCTCAACAGTCTCAGGCTCTGGGGTAGGTGGGTCAATGATGAGGCATTTTTCTCTGCCTGTGCCAAGCCCTATTGGATCTTTCCAGAAAGGATCTGCTTTAACTATTCCCTTAGATGGTAATATAACTTCTTCCCCTGCTTCAGGTGTTCCATACCTAAGCCTGTCAGGGTCAATAGGCTCAACATCAGCAAGCTCATGCCATCCATGTTCAGTATGGATCTCAACACGAGCTGCATCTGCCCCTAATGGCACATCAAGAAAAGCAATCACCGCAACCCTTTTTGTTTTGGGCTCTAGCTTCTCTTCTTTGTAGGGGATATATCTTGCATTCAGACTAGACGCATGGCAATAAAAATGCTTACCAATCCCCCATGCAAAAGATTCTTTGGGTTCAGCCGCATCACATTCCACCGGGAGGTTAACCTTACACTCCTCGGCCCGATCACAAATATAAAGCTCTTCCTTACTCTCTGATTCTTCCATTCTAACCCTCCCTTTCCACCTCTGCAATAACCAAATCATTAAGCTCCTCCACCCACTCAGGAAGAGGCCACTCACCATTGTCAGCTTTCCTTTGCATGGCTGATATGATGTCCTGCATCCTGTCTAGGTTGTGTATATACCTGGGCTTTATTCCAAGTGGTGGCTTTTCTGGTGTAACACGTTTTAAAAGATGCCCAGCATCGCACCCTATTAAAGCTCTACACCTGTTTCCATCACTAAAAGCGTCGCAAACCTCGCACGCATCACCATTATATTCAGGCGCATCACTATACTCAACATTCTCATACTCAACACCATCAATTTCTATTACATTTCCCATGTCGCCATTTCCTCCTCTATTTTCATTTCTTCCACCATGTTCTGTAGGTCGGCAATTGCCATGCCTAGCCTTGTGGTGGGTTTGTTCTTGATTATTATGATATATTCCCTGGCCTCTGATGCCATGTTAGCAAGCTCATCAATGGTAATGCCTGCGTCTCTTAGTTCTTCGTAGAAGTCGTAAGAAATGGCGGGGTTAAAGGTGAGGTGTCTTGTCGGTATTTCTGTTGTTGTCATTGGCTCTCCTCCCATTCATAGTCTTCATCGACATCCATGCATGCACAGCATATGCCTGATAGATGTTCGTAATCGGTCGCTAGCTCCCTGCCACATTTAACGCAATGTTCCATTATAAACCCTCCTTTTTGTTCCTTTTCTCACACTCCTCCAATGCTTCTTTTTCTGTGGCTAATAGGTTGTCAGCATTATGGATAGAGCCTGAACCTATCCCTGTTTCATAGCACATATAAGACTCTTTGTATTTTTCCTTTTTACTACCATAATTATCAAACATTGTATCCTCATCAGACTCATGCATACATCTATATTCAATCCTTATTTCGCCTATGGTAAGAATATATTCAATCTCCCATCCAAGACCAATATCAATATGATGCCCTCTTCGACCATAACAGTCAGGACACCTTATGTCTTTTTGGTTTATCCCTTTTATCATACCTTCACCACCACAAAAGCCACATTTCACCCATTCACGTTTTGTTTTTTTTAATATACCATAAACCCTGTCTTTGAAATTGAACTTTGTATTAATTTCCATTTTCTCTACTCTCCTCCTTTTCCACCCATATATATTCGTGGTTGTCCTGTTCTCTCAGCTCATACTTGATTATGTCGTTTGCGTAGTCAATTTGGCCTTGTTTGTAGTGGTCGCCAAAGTCTGGCTGTTGCACAAAAAATAGAGAGAAAGTGGCCACAAGCGCGAACACAAGCCCAATGACGAAGCCAACACCAAATATTGCTCCAGTATCATTCATATCATCATTCCTCCTCATGACATTTATATGTTTGCTTTTCACATCCAAGGCAATGGTTATCCAATCCCAGGTTATAATATTCAGGGGCTTCTCCTGCCACCCACACAAGCCCCTCTGCACCTGTGTCCACCTCCCACATAAAGCCCGTCACTGGTCCATTAATATAATTACCAGTGTACTTTCCTATGAATAATGGGCCACAGTATGGCCTGCCTTTTCTAGGCTTAAAATGGTGCATTCAGTCCTCCTTAAGGGTTAGCTTAAAACCAGTGCTCATGCTGTTTAGTTCTTTTTGTGTGATTGTATAAACATTTTTCACCTTAATGGGATTGTTAAGTCTGGTACCCCTGTCCAGGCGTATTAAACAGCACTTACCGGTGCCAATACAGGCAATTATATATTCAGATTTGTTCCATTCGCATATAATCCTATCCCCGATTTTATATAATGTCTTCTTCTCCTTAACTTCTTCTACAAATCCAAAGCCTATAAGCTTATCCCTCATTGTTTCGCACTCATAGAAATGAGCAGGTAGCTCTGTTATAGGGGAGAAAATGTCATCAGCCTGTTTGAGCAGTATGTTGAAATCTTTTAGGAAATGGCTATCTCTACATGATTCCACCTTTAGAAGGGCTTCAGGGGTGAATGTGTCGCTTATAGTGTACTGTTTAAGTGGTATGCATGATTCTCGTAAAGGCCTAAGTATTTCTCCATTGACATCAACCTTGGCGGTTCGCTCCCTAAAAAGCCCCACCACTTTGCCAACTTTACCGTGTGCACTGTATGAATCACCTATAAAAGAATCAATCCTCACCCACATACCAATCTCTATTTTTTCTGTCATGTCTTCCTCCTTGTTATATGTTAATCTTTGTCGTTCTCTTTTATTGCCTGGATAAATCCATTAAGTATCGTTTCAGCGTTCGCCCTTGCGTCATCTGTGGCAGCAAATCCCGCTCCTCTTTCTGATGGCTCATAGGCTCCTTCTAGGAATGCGACTTCAAGCTCTACCAAATAATCATTTACAAGCTCATCTTGCGCCTCTTCCTTCCGGTATTCCTTCAAAGCTTCACCGTAATATGTCCAGCTATCAACCCCACCAGCTTCAAGAGCCAACATCTTTCTTTCAATTTTACGCAACTCTTTATACCTATGATCACTTATGTTCTGCATATCTCACTCTCCTTGTTATAGGTTAATCCGTTGTAATTACTGTGAGTTCCTGAGAAACCGCTCCATTCATATAGTATTCCTCAAGGGCTTTTCTCTCTGCCATTGTTCGAATCATCTCCTCGGATATCTCTACCTCTGTATATTCTGTTGACCCATACCCTGTCATTTTTACTCTTACATTTATTGTAATAGTCATCTCTCCTCCCTATTCTTCCCTACCTGCATCACACATGCCAGCACAAACAGCACCGCACACCCTATGCCCAGGATTAGGCCCTGGTAAGCCTGGATAAAGTCAATCATGCTCTCCTCCTTAGATAGGCCAGCAGTATGTCATTGTTTACCATCTGCATTTCTATATCCCTGTAATGCATCATAGAAACGCTGCCTAATGTGTCAAGCCTCTTCTCAAGGTGTATATTAGCAATCATGAGAGCATTCTCAAGGCTTATTTGTTCCTTTATTGTCACCTTCATTACTCTCCTAGTAGGGGTGTATTGTGCCAGTGCGTGTATCACCTTTTCTGTTAACATTGTTTAGTCCTCCTTAGTTGGTTCTATATGCCACTGTGAAATGGTCAAGGTCTGGATGTTTACACTCGAAAGAACATTCACTGCCGTCATAGCTTGCCCAATGTTCTTCCGGCACGTCTTCCCATAAATCAAGCCATTCCTCAAGGCTGCCAACCTGGCTTGTTCCTGGCCCTGCACTCTGTCCTAGCGCCCACTTAACTAGTGTTCCCTTGCCTACTATGCAGGTAAACTCTTCAGGGTCATCCTCTGCCATGTCTGCCCAATATTCTCTCGCTTTTTCCCCTGCCTCTTCTGTGTCTTCAAATACAATGTACTCGTTGCCGTCTACATCAATGTATGTACATCCATAGTCGTTAGTATCGCTCTCGTCAAATACTACCCTTTCACCTTCAATGTAAGCTACGTAAGTGGTCATAATGTTTCTCCTTTAGGCTTCTAGTGCTTCTGTGTATGATTCGAGCTGTTCAATGCTCAGGTTGTCAACTAGGCACACTGTAAACTCTTCTTGGTCATCGTATGACAGGTCACAACTTGATATAATGTACCCTTCACAGTTTAGGTATATCTCCCCTTCTATTATCATGTCTTCGTCAATCTCATATCCAGATACATCCAGGGATCTCATGCCTATCCCGTAATCCTGCGCCCTGCCCATTGATATAACACCATCTCTTCTCATAGGCTCCCTTTGCGAGAAGAAGGAAAGGCCTTGCAATAAGTTTTCATTGTCCGAATCCTCGTGAAATGTATCATTTGATAGTTGTATCATACACATATCTTTATCATCGCAATACAAAAACCATTCAAGGCACACCATAACAAACTCTGAAGTTATACCCTTGCCATTAGTTGCAATGTAGAAGCTCCCCACTTCAACATTATACTGCTTAGCCTTATTTAATACAAGCCTGATTATATCCGGTCTAAGGGAAGGTTCACCACCTGTCAGTGTTAGAGTTGATATGTAATCTGCCTTACTAAACAGAATATCAAGGTATTCTTCTTTCATGCACATGTCTTGCATATCTCCCCTTAAGCAGTGGTCACAGGTCATATTACACATACGGGTTATTTCTATTATACAGTTGGGTATATTCATTATTATTATCCTCCTAATATGGGTTAAAAGCTTGCCAGCATTACAACTCGACCTCTGTATACTCTAAATAAGCTTGCTTTCGGTATTCTTCCCAGTTTTTAAACCGTTCAGACGCCATGTTCCTTGCCCACGTAGGCTTAAAAAAAGCATTGTCAGCAAGTTTAGGTGTTAAAAAAGGGAGTGGCTCATCTGTTATCCTAAAGCCTGTTCCTGTAGATTTATTAGCCTTGTGGACGCTTGACAAATTTAAACCGCCAAAGTCAACTTGACAGTACGCAATATTGTCATCCTTTACATAATAAAAAAAGATTTTCTTATGGTTGTCGCAATTATTTATAAATACTCTATAACCATTATTTAAAAGTTTTTCGGCTGCATCTTTGATGGTCTCATCCTTCCAATTTATTGCATTTATTCTTACCATAATGTTTCTCCTTTATTTTGTTGTTTGTTTGTTTGTTTGCATCTCCATTGCAGGCTATAAACTATAGCTTATAAACATAAACTATTATTTATAACCTGTATGAAAAAACAACGCTTAGTAGGTGCTTAGTGTATTAGTTTCGATACACGCACCAGCTTGCTAGGCTGGCCTACTCTCACACTGGGACTCTAACCCGTGTTTCTAATTGTCAATGAACTGTACCTGTTATACCTAATGCTTTAAATCAAGTCAAGATGTTTTTGCCACTTACCAACTTTTGTTCCGGTCTGGATGCTCGGTTGGTGTTCCGTGACGTGTTGCCTAATATTCTCATAGGTGGTTAATGATGTCAACAACTATTTCAATTAAAATGTTAATGTTCTGTAAAGCTTTACACTGCCCATACATAGGCATGTTGCAAGCGGTCCTACTACCAGTATAAAAGACATTGTTTCTATCATGTTGTTTCTCCTTGTGTTGTGTGTTTGTGTTTGTCTTGCCCTAACTATAAAACAGGTAGTTTATCAAGTCAACTAATATTTCGCAGGTAGTGAATATTTTCTTGTTATTCCCTCAAGCTCTTTACGCTCTGCTATGTAAGAGGGGTATTTACCCACGATATCAGGAGTCATATAGAAATAATGCCAAATGCCCTCAACCTTCCTTGCAGACCCTAACACGGTGTTGCAGATAACACCCACTTTCTTTTTCTGGTGGTCCATGATTGTAATGCTCTTCTTATTTACCCTGTAATATCCAACACAGGTTCCACCTGTATTAAATAGGCTGTTTTGCATCTCGTTTTCATCCTTAGCAAATTTCTTTCCGTTTAATGTAAGCATGTTGTTTTCTCCTTGTTTGTGTTTAGCAGGTGTTCCCTGCAACTTGACTACACTATAAATCAGGTGGTTATTTAATGCAAGCATAAAAACACTTTTAGTTTGCTTTTCACCTCTTTTATGCTGTAAGTGTCTGATATTACTAGGAGGGGTTGGTTAATGGTTGGTTAGCCCTCCCTTTTCAACCCTTGTAAACCATTGATATACTTAAGGAATAAGGAGAAAATAGGTTGGTTAGCTCAGCCATTTTTATGCATTTCACCATTTAGCCCATTTATAGTGGTGTTGTAAACTATTGATATATCTATGTAATATGCTAGGGGTTGACAGATGCTAATATATATGTTAAAATTGAGCTTGTTTTAAAGGGCAACAAGCACTTGAAAGCAAACTAAATTTCAACACAGAGGTGTTATCTTGCGAGGCGATGGTTGTAATGACATGAACTCACTGCGTGGTCAGTCATTCTTTTAGTCTTAGGGCTATAATGTAAAAGCTGATGTTATTCGGTTTAGGGGATAATGTTAACACCTCCGATAGGAACACCCTTGACAGCTTATACACTGTGACTATATCTTACACCTATGATTGAGACTAATCCAAAACAACTTGAGACACATGAGACACTTTCTGTAATAGAAACACCAACCACTGATATCAAAACACAACTAGGACTCAAGAGCCTCATAATAGACAAGTATATCAATGCTTTAGGTGATGATGAACTACAAGTCAAGTATGGCGTTGGTAGAGCTACTATCTATCGGTATTTGAAGAGTCAAGACGCCTATAAGATTAGATTCAAGCTGATACCATTTGATTTCAAACACGCTATTGGTTCTCAATGGCATGAAATATTCACAGAAGCAGTGCCAGCGGCCCTTGACAAGATAGAGAAGATTAGGAATGGAGAGGCTAAAGCTTCCCTGGCTGAAATTGGGACACTGATGGGTATTGCGACTGATAAAATGCAGCTCCTAACTGGACAGGCTACTGAGAACGTGCAGTATGCTGACATGGGTGTTAGCCTGGAAGAGGTAAGAGCACAGAAGGAACAGCTAAGGAAAGAGTTGGGCTTTGACCCTGATGATGAAGAGCAGGTGATTGATGTAGACATTATTAGTGATAGCTCAGAAGGTGAGGGTGGTCAGAAATAGTTAGGCTAGCCTTACATTATTAGATGGGATGAGCTAAGATTGTTAGGTGCTCCTAACCCGGGGATGAGTAGATAGGGGGGGGGGGGCAAAAATGGGGATGGATGTATATTAGTATATAACCCTCTCTTACTGCGAAAAAATATAAAGACTTTTTTATGAAAGGAAAATGAATGAAGCTTTCAGAAACAGAAGAGTTAACTATGAAGATTGCTAGAGTGGGGTATGAGTCGTATTGTAATTATACTGACTGGAAGTCGGTGGTTACGGGTGACAGCCTTCCTGAATGGAGTGATTTGCCATCTGGCGTAGTGAATGCGTGGTTCGCTGCAACTGAGGGAATGATAAAGGAGTTGGCTAAATATTCTAATAGAGAGCTTGTGGTTGTTGAGTAGCCTCTATTTATCCGAAAAAATATAAAGGGTTTTTTGTTCACTAAAAATTCATAAAGGGGAGTTAACATGGGACAGTTGAGAAGGACATTAAGCGGTGCATTGAAGAGGGGCGATGTGGTTCCTACAGGTGGTAGTGTAGCTAGTGGTACAACACCAACATACAGCCCTAGCCCGAAGAGTGGAACGACAAACACGAATAGTATGAGAAGAAAGGCTTCCTCTAAGAAGAAGGGCTACTAAATGGCTGGTGTGTTAAATGAAGATTTTAGTGGTTTTACGCTAGGCACCACAGTTATAGTTAATGGGTCGTTTACCACTGACAGCGACTGGTCTTTGCAGACTGGCTGGAGTATTAATGTAGGCACTGGTAAGGCCGAGCATATAGCCCCTAATGCTAATATGACTCAGGATAGCCTCACCCCGTATAGGCCGTACAAAATACTTATAGATATTGATGCCAACCCTAATGGCTCTGTTATATTGAGGGATAGGGCGTGGGGCAGCAATATTACCTACAGCTCCCCCACTACAGGAACACAAACTGCGTGGCGGGCTACTATTGGTGACACACCAGGCGTTATGTCTATTAGGGCCACCAACTCCACAGACACTACAATAGTCGATAATGTTTCAGTTCAGCCTGTTAGTTTGGATGATTGGACATTAATTGGTGATACACGCACAGCCACAACATATAACATTATCGATGGTGATGCCACCACAGTACAGCTTGTTAGTGCGTCCGGTGAAACCATTGGTTATGAGCAGGTTGTTGATAATGGTGTCTACAAGGTAACGCCAAATTTCACCTTCACTACTGGGTCAATGACCATTGATGATGGTGGTGTTAATACACAGGCCGTAACAGATAATACACCGTTTAATCTGACAGTCGCTAGTGGGAAGATTAGGTTTTTTACAAACAGTGCGGCTGCTGCCGACATTACATGTACAGCTTTAAGTGCTAATGCCTATCCTGTAGCTGAAATAACAGCACCGGCAGATGGTGTTACAATATGCGGATGTGACCTAACATTCACTGGTACAGGAACAGATGTTGAGGATGGCCCTATCACTGGTGCTGATCTAGTATGGAGCAGTGATGTAGATGGCAACTTCGCTACAGGTGTTTCTTATGAGTATATTGCTGGAGCCTTAACACTAGGCGCTCAAGAGATAACCCTTACGGCTACAGATGGTGATGCCAATACAGGAACAGATGTAATAGACATCACTCTCACTAATAGCCCTCCAGTAGCTACAATCACTAGCCCAAGCAGTGGTTATTACGATAGTGGCACATTGATTAGTTTCACCGGTACTGGTGAGGATTTTGAGGACGGTACGCTGACGGGTCTTTCTCTTGTATGGACATCAAGCATTGATGGTGGACTAGGCACAGGTGTTAGTTTAACAGACATTGGGCTAAGTGATGGATTGCACACCATTATATTGACAGCCACAGATTCTGATGCCGCCACTGGTACGGATAGCATTACATTGTTTATAGGTGTAGCCCCTGGCTCTACAATGGGTATGGGTATGGGCGCAAAAGGATATTACGGAAGTTAATAGGAGAATAGAACATGGCAACAACAGTGGTTACAACAGATCCATACACAAGCTTTACAGTGGAGACAGTAGATGCAGATTGGACATGGACAGACAGCTTTACACAGAACGTGTTTAAAAATGGAATGCCGGTATGGTCTATAACATTCCAACCTGGGGCGGCTTCTGATGTTCTCAGTCTTAAGAACGGGAGTGCTGCTGCTAATGAGATATTCCCTGACAATGCTCTGCTTACAACTGATCCACAGATAGAATATTACGGTGGTAATAAGCAGAAGTTGTTCATTGATTTTAGTGAGAGCACATTGAGCGCAGGTCACAGAATTATAGTTATGTTGGCTAATAGCTCTAGGTTTAGTTAATAGTTTCCCTGACCCCTAATAAGACCAGCAAAACATATAATGTATAAACAAAGAGTGCTGGCAACGGGGTTGGGCCTTAATTGGAGAAAGTGTAATGGATGTTAAAAAGATTGACATCCTCATTGTCGTAGGGCTAATAGGTCTATTCAGTAACATTGTTACCAACTATACAATTTATCAGCATAGCTTAAACAGCGCACGACAACACACCTATTCCGAAGAGATGGCTGAGACACGGAAGTTGGAACTAGAAACGAAGATAATGAAAAAGCTTAACGACATAGAGGACGTATGTAGAGATGACTAAATCAGAAGAATATGTACAGCTTATAGCTGCAATTGGGGAGTTGAGGACAGAGGTTGCTGTCGTCTCCTCGCAGATGGAAGAGATGAAGGACAGGGATGTCCCATTAGGGAAGCTACATATTGGTCTGAAGGAAGCTGCTATATTATGTGCTTGGGTGATTATCTTCGGTGTAACACCTGCGTTAGGCATTCATTACACGAATGTGAATAGGGACGACAACCAAGACAAGAGAATAGAGGGTTTAGAGGAAAGGCAGGAGGTGTTGTATGAAAGAGAACATGATGAACTCCCAACATTTAACCTCAACTAAGGAAAGCAGAGATGGGTGGGACTCCATTAAATGGAACAAGGATAGTAAATCCTACACAGATGCAAGGAAGTGTAATAAATCCACCTCAACTACACCAACTGAGGGTAGATAGTGACAACAGATCAACGACTTATAGAGCTTGAACTCAAAGAATTGCAGCAGATGCAGCAGATGGCTGATTATAGGGCTGCTAACCCGCTAGAGTTCTTTGATACAAAGCCCAATCCTGGCCCTAACCCGCTTCAGATGGAGCTTTTGGACGCTTGGCAAGACCCAAGTTTCAAGGTGTTCACCTACACAGGTGCAAATCGTATCGGCAAAACAACGATTGGCTGCATTATAGCTGTCTCAACAGTGATTGGTAAGTTTTTATGGAACAACAAGCGGATGCCAATGACCCATTCTAAGCCTAGGAAGGTGAGAATAGTAGGGCAGGACTGGGAATCGCACATAAAGGCTGTTGTTCTTCCTGAACTAAGGAAGTGGTGGCCTTCTAATAGGCCTGTTAAGACCCGTAAGAACAATAGTGGTGTAGATGTCCTCTGGATAGATGAGAAAACCGGTGGTGAAATACAGATTATGTCCAATAACCAGGACTCAGATGTACATGAGGGCTGGCAGGGTGACTTAATATACTACGATGAGCCTCCTAAGCGGCCGATCAGGGTGGCAAATGCACGTGGCCTGGTGGATAGAGAGGGTAGAGAGCTGTTTTGCATGACCCTGCTTAAGGAGGCATGGGTTGATAGGGAAGTTATCAAGGCTACATTAGATAATGGTAGGCCGGACAACAGTGTTTTCAATATACAGGGCGATATATACAGCAATGTTGGGTTTGGTATTACTGAGAAGGGTGTGGCACAGTTTGCAAAGACACTAACTGACGATGAGAAGGAAGCCAGACTAGCAGGTGTTCCTTCTTACATGTCAGGGCTTGTATATCCGACATGGGAACGTAAGGTTCACCTAAAAGACAGGTTTAGTGTACCTCTTAGTTGGGTTGTTGATATAGCTATTGACATACATCTAAGAGAACGGCAGGCAATACTCTTCTGTGCCACTAATCCGAGAGGTGAGAGGTACATCATCAACGAGATTTGGGATAATGGTGATGGCACATGGATTGGCGAGCAGATAATACGCTGCATTACACAGAATGCGTACAGGATTGGTAGGATAATTATCGATCCACTTAGTAAGAGTGATGGCAACAACGATAATACAGTGTATGAGAAGGTGCAGAATGTTCTATTCCAGTATGGGTATATGTTGGAGACTGCTACCAAGGACAAAACGTCTGGTATGCTGGAAATTAAGAACCACCTGAAAGGTCCAAACCAAGAGCCAAGCCTATTTGTCTTTGATGACATGATTAGGTTTTTGTTTGAGATTGAGGGCTATATGTGGGACAAGGACACGCAGAAACCAATGGATAAGGATGACCATATGATGGAGAATCTTTATCGCTTAATGCTATTAAACACTCAGTGGACAGAACCAGAAGAGGGAGAAGACGAGGATGAAGGTAGAAATGACGGACGAGATCTTTACACCGGATACTAGCGCTTTAAACCCTGCTGAGCTTGAGGCTAGGGATGAAGTTATTAACATTCAAGACAAACATCTAAGTGCCTCTAATAGGGCCGAAGGCTTAGATGATGATGTTCTTGAGGATATTGGTGAGAGAGTTGTTGCTGAGTATGGCGTTGATAAGGAGAGTAGGTCTGAGTGGGAGGCCAACCTCAAACAGGCCATGTCCCTTGTTATGCAGACATACGAACAAAAAGACTTCCCTTTCCAAGGTGCTGCTAACATTAAATATCCATTAATATCTACGGCAGCTATACAGTTTAGCGCAAGAGCAATGCCCAACCTCATACAGTCTGCCAACCTGGTTAAGTGTAAGGTGGTTGGTGATGACCCAGAAGGGCTTAAGGCAGCAAGGGCTGATAGAATTAGTGCCTTCATGTCTTACCAGTGTCTGGACGAGATGAGCGAATGGGAAGAGGATATGGACAAGCTGTTGACAGCTCTTCCTATTCTTGGTTGCTGTTTCAAGAAAACATATTATGATGGGCTATTAAAGCGACCAGTAAGCAAATATATCTCCCCAGAATACGTCGTAATTAATTATTATGCCAGAGATATGGAAACAGCTCCACGCATCACTGAGGAGTATGTTTTATATCCCAACGAGATTGAAGAGAGGAAGAGGAGCGGTTTCTTTCTTGATGTTTGCTTTGAGAGTGTACCAGGAGAGTCGTTGCAGGAGAATAGTTTTTCTGATGACGCACCCATTGTTTCAAGCGATGATCCAGATCAACCACACACATTCCTTGAGCAGCACAGATATTGGGACCTAGATGGAGATGGATATGCTGAGCCGTACATTGTCACAGTGCATAAAGACAGTAGGACGGTGGTTAGAGTTGCCAACCGTTTTGACAGCGAAGGAATCAAGAAGGACAAAGATGGTAAGATTATACGCATTGAACCTGTTCATTATTTTACCAAGTTCAGTTTTATGCCATCACCTGATGGTTCAATATACGACCTTGGCTTTGGCAGGCTTCTTGGCCCTCTAAACAGGGCAATCAATAGTAATACAAATCAGCTTCTGGATAGCGGTACAATAGCTAATAGCCAGGCTGGTTTTATGGGCAAGGGATTACAGATGGGTAAGGGTAAGCTTGGTGGTAAGCTTTCTCTTGGCTTGAATGAATGGAAGGCTGTGGCCTTCACTGGTGATGATTTACGAAAGAACATCTTTCCGCTTCCTACCAAGGAGCCATCACCGACACTCCTTAACCTGTTGACGTTCCTTATACAGGCAGGAGACAAGCTTTCTTCCGTGTCCGACATTATGACAGGTACACAGACTATACATAATGAGCCGGCCACTACAACAATGGCTCGTATAGAGCAGGGGCAGCAGGTTTTCTCAGCAGTACATAAGAGATTGTATAGGGCAGCAAAGAAGGAATATCAGAAACTGTTTAGGTTGAATAGGCTATATCTTGCACAGAACACCTATTTCACTTTTCAGGATGATAAGGACGCATTGGTTAAAAGGGATTTTAACGACAAGGACATCAATGTTCTACCAGTTGGATCTCCAGACGAGATTAGCAATATGCAGAAGGTTGTTAAAGCTCAAGCTCTCACACAATATATCGGAAGTGGATTTCTTGACGACCAGGAAGTGGTGAGGAGAAATCTCGAAGCTATGGGTGAGGATAATATACAGGCTCTTCTTCCTAAAGGGGAAGCACCACCTGATCCACAGTTAGTGTTAGATGAGCGCAAGCAGAAGCTTGAGGAAGACAAGTTTGCATGGCAGCAGGCTATTTATCAGGACGAGATGGCTGAAACACAGGCAAAGATTATAAAGCTGTTAGCAGACGCAGAAGCGGCAGAGGAAGGATCACAGTTGGAGAGGTATAAGGCAATAGCAGAAGACATTAGGCAGATAGGAGAACAGAATGGAGCAGCAGGAGCAGGAGTTCAACAGGGAGCAATGGCACCAATGGATGCAGCACCCAGTAACCAAGGGGCTACACCAATGGCTGGAGGACAGCCTGGACAACCATTGTAGGGTTATGGGGCTAGGAGAGTTTCTTAGTAGTGATGTAACTCAGCATGTTCATGTAGGACGCAATCAGATGATGGCAGCAATATTGAGTTTAACCTTTGAAGAGTTAGTAGGAATAGAGGAAGGAACGCATGAGGGAGAAATCGTCGAAGACTGAGGAAGGAGTTGTAGAACCTGTTTGTTATTATGTTGTAGTTGAGCCGGAGGAAGTGGATGGAGTGACAAGCGGAGGTATACATTTACCGAACAGCGCCATTGACCATATGGCAGTACAGAGAGAGAAGGGAACAATTATAAGTATTGGCCCTACAGCATTTGACATGGATAAGTGGGGAGATGTTAAGCCACAGGTTGGTGATGAGGTGATGTTTACAAAACATGCAGGAACAATATTCAAGAGTTCAACTACTAGGAAGAAATACCGCATTATGGATGATGAGTCTATATGTGCAATATTCAGGGAGGAGTAGGGATGGAAGAGCATGAGGGAATGGAGCCAGAAGTAAATGAAGTGGAAGATAGGGCGAAGCTATTGGGATGGCAGCCAGAGGGTGAGTTTAAGGGCGACCCTAGTAGACACACCACAGCAGAAGAATGGGTGGAGAGATCTGAAACATTGGTGCCAATCATGAAGGCAACCAATAGAAAGCTTGAAGAGGACTTGAAGGCCGCTCTCAAAAAGACTGATGATATGACCACTCAGTTTGAAGAGAGTAAGCAGACTACGGAAAAGATTTTGAAGATGCAGGAGATGGCACAGGAGAGAGCTTACGAGCAGGCTCTTGATAGCATCAAGAAGGAACAGATTCAAGCTTTTGAAAGTCAGGACTTAGGGAAGTTCCAGGAGTTAGAGGTTAAAAAGGAGAAGTTGGAGAAGCCTGCGATAGAGCCAACACCTACACAGGAGGCTCCTAAGAAAGAAGCTGCTAAGCTAACTCCAGACGCACAGGCGTTCCTCGATAATAACGAGTGGTTTAAGACCGATCCTAATATGCAGAAGCACGCTATATTAATTGAAAACCAGATGGCAGAGGCCAGCCCATCTGAAGCATTTACTGAAGGTTTCTATAAGAAGCTGACAGATACAATGGCACGCATCTATCCAGACCATTCAGCCTTCAAGAAAGAAGAGGTTGCTGGTGGCGTAGATAGTGGAGGCTCCTTTAGAAGTGCTGGTAGCTCCAGTTCTTCTAGCAAGAAAGGATTCTCACAGCTCCCTAAAGACGCTCAAGCTCAATGCAGAAAGCAAGTGGAGCAGGGGCTATTTAAGGACGCAGACGAATATTGTTCACTTTATCCATGGGACTAGGAGAATAGGCAAATGGCAAAGCAGAAGAAAGAGGAAAGCAGGGACCGTAAGAAAAGGCAGGGACTTGGTGTTAAGAAGCAGGGATTGGCATTTAATATTCCTGAAGGCAAAGTTGGAAGAATAGTTAATGACGGTTGGACAGCAGATCCTTCAAGAGTGCAAAGAGCAGAAGCTGCTGGTTGGAGGTTCGCAACAGAGAAGGATGTAGGTGATATATCTCATCTAGCTCCAGGTGCATCTGAGGCAGGTTCCGGAATCAATAGGAAAGTGGGATCTAACAAGAACGGCTCAGAGATAGTTGGACGTTTAATGGTCATTGATGCTGATCTGTATGAAGAGGATCAGGAGGCCAAGAAGGAAGAGGTTGATCGTAAAGATGCAATGATTCAGAACGATGACTTCAATGAAGATAAACAAACAAAATATACATCTACTAAGTATAAGCCGAGGTAGGTGTCGGAGGATTAAATTATGGCTAATAAAGATGCGGCTTTTGGATTCAAGCCAATAAGGACTCTAGGTGGTACTCCTTATAACGCTTCTATGGCAAGTGCATACTACGTACCAAGTACATATGCTACAGCTCTTTTCGTAAACGATCTCGTTGTTCTACCTGCTACTGCTACAGCTAACGCTGCTGCTGTAAGTGAGACAATGAATGGAACATCTATTGGTACTAAGCAGACCGTAGCTCAGGCTGCCGCTGCTGCTGCTGCAGAGATTATAGGCGTTGTTGTAGGATTTGAGGTTGATAGGGATGATCTGACTAAGCAGTATAATCCAGCTTCTAATGAGCGTATTGTTTACGTGTGTGATTATCCAGACATGGTGTACATTGCACAGAGTGATGGCGTTGTTGCTGCTGCTTCTGCTGGTCTTAATGCAGACATAGTAGTTGGAAGTGGTTCTACTATTTCTGGTAAGTCTAAGATGGAGCTTGACAGTGGAACTACCACTGCGCCTGCTACAACTAACACTCTTTCATTCAGGCTGCTTCAGGCTGCTGACATTCCTGACAATGACATCACTCTTGCGAATGGTGTATGGGAATGTATGATTAATGCAAATAGACACTTTTACCGCAACCCACTTGGCGTAGCGTAATAGGAGGAGAATAGATTATGGGAGTTATAACAACTGGTTCACATCCTAAGGCGCTATGGCCTGGAGTTAAAAGATGGTGGGGTATTGGTTACGGTGAGCATCCTGAGCAGTATAAGCAGCTTTTTGATATTATGTCATCTACTCAGAACTATGAGGAAGATGTTCAGAATATCGGGATGGGTAAGGCTAATGTAAAGAATGAGGGACAGTCAGTATCTTATGACACTATTAGCCAGGGATTCGTCTCTCGTTATGTCCACACTGCATTTACCAAGGGCTTTATCGTAACCTTCGAGGAGCAGAGAGACAATCTGTATGAGAAGGTGAGTGGTGCTAGATCTAAGGCCACTGGTTTTGCAATGCGTCAGACAAAGGAAACTGTTGGAGCGAATGTATATAACAGAGCCTTTGACTCTTCATACACTGGTGGTGATGGCAAGGAGCTTCTTGCAACTGACCATCCAACTGATACTGGTGATCAGAGTAATGAGCTTGCTGTAGCTGCTGACTTCTCTGAGGGCGCACTTGAAGATCTGCTCATTCAGATTGGTAAGTCAGAGGATCATGTAGGTAATAAGATTGCCCTTATGGGACAGAAGCTTATTATTCCTGTTGATCTTCAGTTTGAGACTTGTAGGGTGCTGGATTCCGTTCTTCAGAGTGGAACTGGTAACAATGATGTTAATGCCCTGAATTACAAGGGTCTGCTTCCTGGTGGAGTGGCTATTAACAACTATTTCACTGACGTTGATGCTTGGTTTGTAATGACCAACTGCCCAGAGGGTATGACAATGTATCAGAGAGATAATATTGGCCTACAGGAAGACAACGACTTCGACACTATGAATCTTAAGGCTTTCTCTTATGATAGATATAGTGTTGGTTGGACTGACTGGCGTGGCATGTACGGATCTGCTGGAGCATAGAATTATTGGGTGTAGTGTGTCATATATGGTGCATTACACCCTTTAATGATCATTATAGTGAACAATATTAAACATTATGGAGAGAACATGAAAGATAAAGAGAAGAGCGCAAAGACTCCTGTGAAGAAAGAGGATGTTGCTGTTCGTGAAGCAAGGCTTGATAAGGGTGTTGCCTTTTTCAAGAAAACTGGCGTGGTGGTTCCATTCGTAGATACATGTAGGGATTTGGACAAGAAGGGTAAAGCCGATCTGCTCAATGACATACTTGTTCGTGCGAAGAATGGTAAGCCTGTTAAATTTAACCCTTATATAGAAGACTAGGAGGACAATATGACTAGACTAATTTCAATCCTTCTTGTGGTGTGTTTTATGAGCGTTGCAGTGGTTCATGCAGCACCACCCACTAGGTTTCCAAACGGTGTCAACAATGTTATAGGTACTGCCGATACTGGGGATATGATATTGTTGGACCCAAGTAAAACCCACATGTACTGGGAAGACTGGGATTATTATAATAGTGGAAACTGGGATGTTACAGAGGTTGAAGCCGGAGCCGGTAGCGCTACGCAGGCACTAGCGACAGCTTTTGGCGATGGTGGGATCTTGCTTCTGACTAATGCCGCTGGAGATAATGATTATATTCTAATGAAAAAAAACGGTAAATCGTTTGCTTTTGCTGGCGGGGAAGATATTTGGTATAAAACAAGATTTAAAATTAGCGATGCCACTCAAACAGACATGCTGGCTGGTTTAGTTATCAGTGGTGCAACTAGTCCTGTAGCGTCGGACCCAGGCTTAACAGATGGTGTTTTTTTTAGTAAGTCAGATGGTGCAGCAACTGTAGATTTTATTATAAGGAAGAACAGTGTGTCCACTACCGCTTCATCAATAGCGACTATGGAAGATGACACATTTATAGAGTTGGCTTTATATTATGATGTTACTTCCGGCATTGAATATTGGGTTGATGGAGTTCAAGTCGGAACATCTGTTGTTACAAACATTCCTGACGACGAGATTATGCTTGTTGTGTTCGGTGTGCAAAATGGAGAAGCTGTAGCAAAAACGATGTCGATTGATTATATAATGGCAAACAAGAATCGCTAACCCTACAGGAGAGGGCTGTCATGCTCTCTCCTTTTAACAAAGGAATGTCATGGCAAGAAGCTATTATAAGCCAGGGGATTACAATGTTATCTGTGACAGGTGTGGAGGCCAATATAAGCGCAGTGAATGTGCGATAGAGTGGAACGGCCTTCTCACTTGTCTTAGGGGATGTTGGGAAATACGTCAACCACAGGACTTCGTAAGAGCTAAAGAAGACAACCAATCTGTTTCTCTAGCCAGGGTGGACATTAATTATAAAATGTCTACCACCACATTATCGTCTAGCGCAGCACAGGATGCTAAGTCTCTTGAGATAACATCTGTTTCTGATATATCAAAGGGTGATTCATTGGGAATTGGGTTAAATGATGGGACAGTGTTTTGGACATTTGCAACAGCAAATCCTTCCGGTAACACTGTGACAATTAATAATGGATTGTGGAAAGCAGCAGATAGTGGAAACACTGTCTATCTAAGCGGGAGTGTAGCGTAATGACGACATCAAACAATTATAATTTCACATTAACAATGGACGATGCTATACAGCAGGCTCTCCAGTTATGTTCTGAGTTTGAAGCTGGAGAAACCATTCCTCCCCATATATACGACACATGCAGAACCTCCTTGAATATGATGCTGAGAACATGGCAGATAAATGGCTTAGGACTCTGGAAAAACAAGGACACTGCTCTATTTTTAGACCTCACAACGCAAGAATATTCAATAGGCCCTACTGGTAGTCATTGTTCTGATTCCTTCAATAAAACAGAGCTTGCAAGTGATGCTGCGTCTGGAGCTGATAGTGTTGTGGTTGATAGTGTGTCAGGTATGACAGATGACTTCGATCAGGATGGCATTCTCATTTCCTCAACACCAAGTGCCGGTGAGATAACATTAAATGGCGAACTAGTAGAAGACGGATGGGCCATTCTTCCAGGTGGAAGGAAGGTGTGCTGGTATGCTGATGCAGATGAAAGCTCAAACACTATAGCTATAGTTGGTAAGAACGGAATTGGTGTAGAAATTAGTGAGGCATTAACCGGTCCAACAGCAGGAGCCACAACCTATTCCTCTAACGATTTCAAGACTATAACCAGTATAACAATAGACTCAGGCGCATCAGGAACAATGCAGCTTGGAATAGTTGGCAACTTCATTGGTATGGAGCTTGATGATGGAACATTGCAATGGTCTAGTATTATTGGTGATTTGACAGATACAACGCTGCCACTACTAGACACGCTAACTGATACGGCGGCAACAGACAATCATATATACACATATGTACAGAAGACACAGAGGCCACTAGAGATTAATGAGGCCAGAGTTCATAGGGCTGATGACAATGATGTTCCTATAGGTATTATAGGAAGAACGACATATAAGGCTTTAGCAACAAAGGATTCAACTGGCTATCCTAACCAGATATACTTTGATAACCAGCTAAACAATGCGAAGGTGTCGGTATGGCCTATTGGTCAGACAGTGAAGGACTATATAATATTCACATCCAAGATTCCGTTGATGAACATGGATGGTAATGGAGACAACTTCGAGGTACCTGCTGAATGGATGGAAACAATTGTTTATAATCTAGCTATCAGGGTGGCGCCTAAACTAGGTTCACAGCTAGACCAGTTAGTTCTAGTGTTGGCTTCTGAGTTCTATCAGGCACTTGAGGGATGGGATAGGGAAGACACTTCTGTGTTTATAGGGATTAATGTAGATGGTAGTATGGGAGTGAGGTGATATGCCTGTTCAAATAATACCATTAGTTAATCCAACACCAGGATCACAGGGTGAATACCACTACAACTTCTATTTCGATAATGAGAGTGAAGATGGTAGGCCACAGTTCCTTGGAAGGCCAGGGCTCAAGCTATGGAAACAATCTTCTACATCTGCTAGGGTGAGGAATGTAAAGGAGTTTAATGGCAGCCTGTTCTCTGTAGTTGGGAATAAGGTGTATAAATATTCCACTGATGGTGTAGAGACTGCCGTTACCGGAACACTTAATACATCAGATGGTTATGTATGGCTTCTGGCTAATAACACCTACCTAGGTGTGTGTGATGGAACTAATGCCTATTATATAAAGTTTGACAATGACACAACACTTGTACAACTAGGGGCTAGTAATAATTTCACAATAACACCTACCTCTATGACCATCCTTAACCAGCAATGGATTTGTACAATAGCTGGAGACGATGGCTTTATTGTTTCAAATACCAATGACATCACTGAATGGGGAACATACAGCACTATAAGCGCAGAAAGAGAACCAGATAATCTTGTAGCTATATTGGCTGATAATGCAGAGCTTATTGCGGCTGGTGTTACAGGTACTGAGATGTTCTATAAGGCCACAACAGATCCTCCATTCACCAGGATTGATGGCGTGTTTCTTAAGAAGGGGTGTTCTGCTGCTGCATCCCTGCATGGTATTGACAATACAGCATTTTGGCTGTCTGATAATAAGCAGGTTGTTATGGTGTCTGGCTACACACCACAGATCATTTCTACCAGGAAGATGGACACAGAGATATTCGATTATAAGGTGGTGTCTGATGCTACGGCGTACAGCCTTAACTGGAAGGGCCATTTCTGGTATGTGCTTACATTTCCTACTGAAGGGAAGACATGGGTGTTTGATGTTTATACACAGCTATGGCATAGGCTTTCTTCCACTGATGCAGAGAGTGTATATAGGGGATGCTGCTATGCCTTCTTTAATGGTAAGCACCTAGTAGGTGACATCTCTAATGGAAAGATTTATGAGATGGATGCTGACACATATACAGATGATGGTGAAACAATTATAGGTCAGGTAGACTATCCAACCATTGAAGCACAGAGAATGAGGCTTGCACACCATAGGCTTGAGGCTGAGATAGAAGCTGGTGTTGGCTTAGCAACCGGGCAAGGTTCTAATCCATTATATATGATGTCTTATAGTGATAACGATGGCAAGACATATTCCAATGAGAGGTTTGGTAGCCTTGGAAAGATTGGTGACTTTGAAGCTCTCCTTAGATGGAGACAACTTGGAAAAGCAAGGAACAGGAAATACAGGCTTAGAATTAGTGATCCGGTAAAGAGAATAATATACGCAACATTCTTAACTTTGGATGCGGGGAAATCATAAATGGCTGATA